CATACCCTGACGATGACAGTTGCCCTGAATGCGGTTATGTAAATGGCTCAGGGATTGAATGTAATAACTGCCCGACAGAGTGCCCCGATTGCGGTGATATTTACGATGACGAAGATGATGACGAATGCCCGGCTTGTTATATCTCTGAGTTTTATGAAAACTTAACAATATCACAGAGGATCGCACTGGAATTACTGATTGAAAGTGAAAAACGAAGAAGGTCAAAAGAGATTGAAAAAACAATGAAAAGAATGAAAGAACTCACAGAAAAATTCCAGCAAGAAAAACAATCTATATGACGAAAAGAAATTTTAAATATGTTTTGGATGTGAATAAGCCAGTGAAATTTCATACCGAAACAGGTGCAACCATACTTAGATATAAAAAAGTCAGCGCCAATAAAACAACTTGGCCAAATAAAAAGGTGGTAAAATAAAATGAACGAACCATTTCCAGATAAATTATATTTATTCTTATGTAAAAAATGTCTTGTCATAAAGGTGGAGGCAACATATCCAATAGTAGTCCCATCCTGTAGTACATGTAAGATCAGGATGGACACATTCAAGGAATATATACCAAGAATATATACAAAAGAAACAGCGGTAGAAAGACCGTACAGTCAAAGAGATTCAAGACCAATTTATCAAACAGAAAGGAAAAATGATGAAACTAGCAGAGGGTTTAGCTTTAAGAAAGCAATTAGTCCAACGGATTGAGAGACTTGAACCACTTAAAATACAGGCGGAGCAAGGATACTTCAAAGAGACAGTAACGCGCATCAGAGTAACTGATCCTATTCCGGGATCAACTGATGAAAAGATAGCGGCTGGAACAGATGAGGTGACTAAGAAAGAACCGCTCCTCACGCCAGAAAGTATTTTCAAAGAGTTTGACAGATTAGCAACGTCATTAAGGAAGCTTGATGCCGCAATTCAGCAAGCTAACTGGACGGTAGATTTAGGTAGCTACACAGCGCCAGAAGGAATGCAGTAATGAGGAGTAGTGTTAGCTCTTCATCAAGTAGTGGAATAGGCCTTGCCGGATTACTTGGTTGTGTTTTCGTTACCTTAAAATTATGCGGAGTTATAAAATGGTCATGGTGGTGGGTCACTGCCCCTTTTTGGGGCGCGCCTCTCATACTTTTGGTTATTGCCTTATTCTGCCTGATAATGTGGTTTATTACGAAGAAAAAAAAGAAATAAAAAACTAGGTGATATGTCAGCGATAAAGGAGGGCTTTGCAAATGTGCCCTAAACATTTAGCTTTGTCATGACATAGCGTTTGCACTTTACATTTCATAGCTCAATTGGTAGAGCATTACCCTGTTAAGGTAAGTGACCTGGTTCAAATCCAGGTGAAATGCTTGATTTTGTATCAAGCTCCAGGTTTGTCAGATCCCATTAATTCTGGCGGCTAAAGGGTTAGATCTTAAAGGCGAAAAGTGAAGTGTGCAGAAAGTAAGAACTGAAAAACGTAAAAGGTTAATGAGTAAAAAGTAATCTTTAATTAACCGCCTTTATGGGGCATATCACTTTTTTAAAGATCGTATCGAAAACATCCGAAGTAGTGATAGTTAATCAATAGAAAGGATAACTATGAAATACTTTAAGCATAAAATGTACATGAAAGGTGAGGATTTGAAAGAATTCATACCTGTCGAGATTAGCAAAGAAGCTTTCTACGAAGCTCTTTGGTATGACGGTATACCTAGTAACGATATAAAACCTGATATAGTGTTTTATACCGAGAATGCTAAGTATTGGATGGAATCTGATTGATTGTTAGCTGGCCTACCCTTCGGGGTAGGTCTTTTCATAGAAAGTAATTGGAAAATATAATGAGTAAACATGATTACTGGGTTAAAGAAATGAAGAGATTAAATTTTATTAGTTGTTTAAAATGTAAATCAACTATTTCATTCTATAATATGGAAAAACATTTAAAAGAAGATTGTAAAAGAATTAAAATTACTTAAAAAAACAGGGAAGATTGTTAGCCCTCCCTGTCTAATATTAAATTAATATTTAGCAATCCATTCGACAGATTTATCGGTTCTGACGATAGATAAACCATCATCATTAATTCGTATATAATCAGCATTGGTACGTCTTTTGAATAAGGCTCCTCCGCCATTAAGAACAACGCGAGTACCGGCGCCAGGATCATTTACATGGATATTTTTAGTTACAAGAAAATTGCCTAATTTTTTAAATTTGGCATTCAATTCTTCTATTTTTTCTCCATTTTTCTCCGCTTTTTCTACTTTTTTACGGACTTTTGAAATTTCATTTGAATAATCTGGTATGATTATTTGTTGAGTATTGGTTGAAATCCTAGCATTTAAAATCAATATCAAACAATTGATTATAATGCTTATTGCAAAAATGTTATTCTTATTCTTCATATTGAAGCCTTTCTAAAAAAGTTATCGTTGATAATAAATAATAAATTTAATAAAATTATAAAAAAGTTATAATATAAGAGAAATACATGAAACAAGCTAAAAAAATAACTCATCACGTTAAAAGACCTGTTTTTAACGAAGAAGAGCGTAAGCAGAACTATCGCCATAGTTCCCAAAAGTATTATCATAAGATGAGAGAAAGAGGATATCGCTCATATCAGGTCTTTTTGCCTAATGAGATTAGGGCGGGAATCGTTAGTTATGTGCGTGGAGAGATTAACGCATATCAAGAAGGAAGAGGCGAAGTTTAAATCTAACGATCCTCTTTATATTGGATAATTCGGCCTTCAACAGGGTTTGTAACGGGAGTTGATACAATCTTCATTCCCGTCAAGCCTTTGGAATCTCCGGCTAAATAGTCTAACGTCCCAGTTGAAACATCAGAAAATTCGACGGCTGCATCATCAATATTGGCGTTAAAAGCATCATTTGTAACAGATACAACTGCTGATTCGCCCTGTTTATTAACAAGGATAGAAGTATTCCTATTTGGATCTAAGAGAACGAAGTCGGTGCGTAAACCTCCAGTTGCCTGAGTTATTGATTTCTTACCAGAAATAAGATCTGTGGTGGTCACTGCGGCTGGATTTGGAATTGTCATGATACCTCCTATAATTAATTACTTATATTAACAAATATTAAATTCAATATCATTAACCTAAGGATAAATAGAAAAGATTGCTGGAGATATCGCTTTAGGCAGAGAAGCTTTAGGATAAATACCGTTTCCGATGGCTGGAGTGTCCCAAAAATTTCTTGATTCGTTATCAAGTGCGACAGCATCCTGAGCTTCATCAAATATCCTTATATCATAGATTTCAGAATTTGAATGTCCTGCTACCGCAGATACACCATTAGGGGCTGCAAGTATGGCAAAGCCATCATCTGTACCTGTGTCCGCTACGTTATCAGTAGATGGTGACGAATCGACTACGTTAACACCATCTAAAAATATACTATGATTATTCGTTCCTAATTCATACTGACCTGATATTGTCATAAGTACACCAGCCGTGAGAATTTCGGCCGCAGACAGTCTTTGATTTCTGGCTGTTGCTCCTAGTTTATTAAAGAATGAATCAATACCATTGCTGACAGTTTCAAGGACTAAATGCCATTCACCAGGAGTAAAAAACCCAAAACCAAATGGCCTTCCAAGATTGGACAAAGCATTCAATTTCATAACTACGTGAAAATGCAAAATTCCAGAAGGAAAATTAGTTGTATTATGTCGCAGCCCTGATGCTGCCGAGAAAGTCTCCAAGGATTTACTCGTACCATTTCCTTTAACAGAAGGATGCCCCTTATTTGAATCAGATATAAAGTCAGGTTGATTAGCCTCTACTGATTGGGGGATACCGAGTCCTGAGACACTATCAATCCAATTTGAAACAGTTGAACCGTTTAAGGTTATTCCTTGATCAGCTCTCCATCTAAATTTTTCAGCCATCTAAAGCATCCGGTATTATAATATGTCCGGAAGCTACTGCTTCCTCATGTGTCATGAGCGAATCTATTTGTTCTTCGCTCATATAAGGTAAACCCTTTATAGTCGATAAAACAATAGTTTTATTTCCATTCTGAACAACTAATGAATGTGTCTGTGTCCCATTTTTAGGGTAACCTAATGCAGCGTCTACAGTTTCAATCCAAGATTCAGCATCATTGAGACTAGAAAAAGGTAAATATTCTCTATGCACTACAAAAGTAATTTCCAGATAGTTAAAAAGCCTAGGAATATAACCCATATCCAGCGCAATACTTTAATAGAGGATTTCGCATTTTTAATATCATCATCATGAGATTCAACCGTTTTATTAACTTTTTCTAAACTCGCGTGCATATATCCCACACGTTCATCCATCCTAATAAGTAAATCATCTCTATCACTATTATTCATTATGGGTGTAGACTTTCTATTTCATCTTTAATAGTAACTAAAGCATCGTAAATAACTTGCATGTCTGCGGCCCTTGCACGGAATTTTAAGTATTCATCAGTCATTCCATTAGTAAGCGCATCATCTCTACAAGATTCCAATCTTGTTATTTCAGTTGCCACAGGAATAATATCAATAGCCATTAATTCGCCCTAACCGTATTAAAATCTGTTGGAGGATTTAAAATAACTGCGTCAATTACATTGCTTAAGTCAGCAGCGCCACCTCTAATAGATATTATAGCTCTTAAAGATGTGTTCTCCACTAAACCAGAAGTTACGTGAATTTCAGAGAATGCACTCTCTACGGCTAAGCTTAAAGTGGTATATAGGATTTGACCATATTCAATTACAAAAGTTCCAGAGCCTCCGACTTCATATACTCTAAGATTTTGGGCTTGATTATTATTGACAATCCCTTGTGGCTCAGTGTCTAATGCGACTGCTGTCCCATCATCATATACTGAAGGATCAATGACAGTCACGGAAGCTCCAATATCAGAACCGCCTGCAAGTAATCTCCAAATGGGAAGAAACGAAAAAGCTGTTTCCTGTGCTGCAGTTATCTGACTGGGATTTTTCTTATCAACAAAATAATTCTCATAGAATTGTGAATAAAATATTCCCGCCTTTCTATCTAAACTGAGATTAGCGCCATTAGGAGCGATGCGCAATCCAGATAAACGAATAGCTCCCACTGCACTTGATAAATCTTTGATCTGATGGATATAGTCGATTCCTATCGTAGAAACAATAGGGTCGATACTTGTAATCACTCCTGCAGGGTGTTGAATAATCGCTAAATTAACACCATCTCTGCGAGCAGAAGCAATATCATTAATTGCTAAACTAGGAGAAACTAGGGCAATGGGCGTTAAATTCAAATCTATAAAAACCAAAGTTGCAGGATCTGCAGCTATAGGTATTCCTGTGACTGCAGGGAATGCTTGAACGCCACCTCCTGTAGGATTTAGAGGGTCGGTAAAATTGTCCGTATGGATTACTGTACCTGAAGCTATATCAAATTTTGTATTGTCTCCACCATTGATGGTTACATCACAGCCTTTGATAAGACACGTTGAATAAAGATTCCTGAAATTATTAGTTTTATAACCTGGGGATATAGCTAATTCACTAGTTGTGACAGGGTAAATAGAGGGGGTAACACTCATTTATTTTTTCACTAACTTTCTAATCTTAGCGTTTGCTTCTTTTGTAGCTCTCTTATCTCTCCACTTTACATATTCCTTGCGTAACAATTTCGCATCACTATGAATCCCTTGAGAATCTTTAAGTAGGATTTTAAAGGATTCGGCAGAATTAATTTTCTTCCAATCCGCACCTTCAATAGCCAATTTGTTCGCATCCATAAGAGCGTCTTTGGTTTTTGTAGCCTTACGCGCCATTCTCATTGCAGCGGCAGCGGCTACCCCTAAACCGGGAACAAAAACACTTAAGAGCGGCATCCATGCGTCAATAGGGGCAGGTTCATAAGTGGTAACAACGGTTTTTTCTTTGGTTATAGGGTCAATAGTGACAACATCTTTTTTTTTGCCAATAAAGTAATCCTTAACGCCTTGCCAACTACAGGCGCTAAGACATAAACTGCAAACGATTAAAATAATCCATTTTTTCATCTTCTCTCCTTTTAAGAATACTTTGCTATTAAAGTTGTCCACTGAGCGTCAGTCAACGAGTTAAATTCTCCTTGTACAACTAATTTTTCTTCAACCGTAAGAGTAGACCAATCTAGTGAAGGAACAGCGGCTCTTGTCAAATCCCAAGAAATTTTCCGTGCTTCTTCTGTGGTCTGTACAGGCTTTGAATAAGTATATGGCCCTGATCCAGTGAGACTTCCGCGTGTCATTTCTTTATTGTCTTCAGGAACAGCGTCACCATTAATGGTAATTGTATTAAGATCAACACAAGTATGACCATTTTCTGAAATTAAAACATCTGAAATAGATGAAATGGTATTATCAGAATCTTTAATTAATGCAAACATCTATCCTCCCTAAGTCCTTATTACTAAAGTAATATCCATTGTTTTAGTTGCTGGAGTGGCAACAATCGTCCATGTCATCGTAGCGTTTGTTTCGTCAAATGAAAGAACACCCTTAAAAGTTTTAACCGTCCCACCATCCGCATAAACCGCAACAAAGTCGTCTGAGTTTTTATGCGCTCCGGTTCCGAGACCATTATTAATTTGAAACATACAAGCCTGGGCATTACTCACTCCATCTTCAGTTTCATAATATCGACCAACGGAAAACCCATCTTGAGCCGGAGCGGCTCCCGTCATAAAAATCTCACAGCTTCTGGGAGTGCCTGTTAAACCATGTGCTATATTCTGTACCCCGCTTACATTTGTAGCTCTTGTGAAACTCAATCGTTTTATTTCTTGAGTTCCTTGCATGAAATCTTTAAACCTACGAACATCTCGGATGTCAGCCGTATCAAGAACTACGGTAACAGTTTCGTCAATCGTGGCCTCGGCAATAGTTTCTTTATCTATTGGATACGCTGGAGCTACCGGAGATGCTGATTGCACCCCAGCCACCCTAGAAAACGTTCCAGTTTTATCTACTACCAAAAGGTCAATCCTGCTATCCGCGCCAACTACCGGAAAAGTAACTGAGTCTGCAGCCCCTGCTGTGATTGCTGTAGGAGATTTTGTTCGATCAAATGGATCAAAAATAGATCCGGCTAATGTCTCAATAGTGTCATCAGGCGTATCTTGTGGGCTTGGTAAGAGATTTGTTGTTGTCCCTGCGGACGCAGCAGCGTTATCTTCAGACACCAAAGCTGCGGCAGCCGAACTAGCCGCATTTGTCTCAGAAGTGGCAGCGTTAGTCTCTGAGGTCGCAGCAGCAGTAGCCGAGGCGTCAGCATCGATAACAGCTTGATTAAGATCAAGCAGATTAGTAACGGAAAATACAAAACCATCATTGGTTTCATTAACGAAAATTGATGCGCCTATTATTGGTTGACCTTGTATTTCTTTGTTGAATGCATCTAAGACAGAGGATTGAAGGGTAATAGATCTATTGATTTTTAGATCTTGTTGCTGAATCATCATTGTTTGACGATCCATTTGTTGTTCATGCTCATCTGAAGGAAAGCCCTCATTTTCTCGATAATTAGCGTTTTGATCTAAGTCTACAATTCTCTCCAGAGTGGTTCTTTCATCAGTAGTGGGGGCTACATCGAATGTGACAAGACCGCCAGTGGGCGATCCAGCGCCCGTAGTTGTAAATCCTGTAGTTATAATCTGCTCGATCCCTGTCGATATAGTTAATTTTTTTACTTGAACATCACTATTTTCAAAAAACAAATGATTAAAGGGAAATGCGACAGTAACCCCATCTCCTGGAAATTGTTCTTTAGGTGTTGTGTCTGATACTGTCATTATATTACCTCGGTGATATTATAAACTCTTGGCCGCGTTCTTGCATAATCCTCTTCTCCATACGGCGTAAAAATCCTGGATTCATGTTTTCTTGTAATTGGTATAAGAACAAATGGTCTAAGGCTGCTCGGGTATAAAACATATTGGTCAAGATAGCTGGAACAGCAATATATCTGTTAGGCGCAAAACTGGCCAAGATCCCCATATTATTCCTAATGATTCTTACAGCACTTGCAGCGACATCGTCACCATCCCTGAATTTAGCATAGAGAGAACCAATATCATCGAAAAGATTGGCAGTTGGCCCCAGGAATGTTTGGGTAACGCTCATTCCATAACGATTAAATTCACCGAACATAAAATCGCCATAAATTCCGAATCCACCGCCTTGAGCCATAGCGGCAAGCCATGTCTCTGCTTTAGTTGGATCCCTTGGCTCCAGTCCTTTCGCAAGATCTTTAGCGACCATAGACATATAAGCCAAGCCGGTCATTCCGACCATTGTCTGAGCGATAGCTCCCCAAGCGCCCTTACCCTCTCTCAGCCCCTCTACGGCACCCCTTAGACCAAACTCAGTGGCTTGGATTGGCCCACCGTCTGCTGGTATTGGAAGCTTGCCGGATGTGTCTCTCATCATTATTTTAGATAGATAGGCAGTTGGAAATGACTTAAATATAGCAAAGTGACGTAAAGCCTCGCCTTCTGGCGTGCCCCGCTGGGTTCCCCTGAGCAAGATAGCGCGTTCATTGGCACCTGGAGTTGGGACAGCGTGATCGGCTCTGTCTACCGCATATGCCCTAACGTTTCTTTCAAGTCGCTGTTTATATTGATCGATTGATTTTCTATCGGATTTCCCAATTATTTTTGAAATATCTGAATCTTCTATGTCTTTAACAAGTTCTGGCGTGACGAAGTCCGTCCCAGATTCATCTTTCCGAACAATCTTTTTAAACAAAGACCATTGAGATTCATCAATTTCATAAAGACCCATCACTCTTCTAGTTTCCATTGGGATGTCATTGAATTTCAATTTAGATAATCCAGCTAAGTTACTAAGCATTCCTGCGACGGCGCCAGATTTCCTAAATGCGTCCCATCCTCTTTGGCCGTTAAGGGTATAATATATCCATTCCAATTTTGCACGTTGACCTGGCATTGATCCGTCTGCATCGAACCTCATATGATATTCGCCGATCATTCTATCGGCCATGACACCTAAGATACGGTACATTTCTGACTTACCTTCTTTAGAAAGACCAGTTCCAAGTCGTGTCATTTCTTTAGCAACACTTCCAAGATAATTAGTCCCAAATTGATAATTCATTTCACTCGCGGTGCTAGCGACATCAGTGAATGATGTGAGTACAGTTGCACCCATCGTGTTCATCCTGACACCGGCTCTTAATGCAGCATTTTGTCTTGCGAGAAAGTTGCCTCCGATTAAATCAGTGGATCCATCAAGAACAGACATAATATTATCTAATGCATCACCTTTGATTTTATCAATCTCTCTCTGTGCCCTTTTAGATGCCTTAAGATCTTTTACATCTGCGGCGATTGGTTTCAAATCATTGATGGCCGCTCGCTTCAAATCTTCTAGCATCTGATGTGGATTTGGCCCCATATTTTGCATGAGTCCTAAATCATCTGCCATATATTGAAAAGATCGATTTATTGAGCTTTGAAGACTCCCTGTTCCAGCTTCTAAATTATAATCGAACCATGCGTCAGAATCTCTGAAATGGATAACTCTTTCATGTGAATTCTTTTTAGCAACAAAGCCACTCTTACTCAATGCCTCTTTAACGCCGAATCTTAATTGTCCGTGCTTGTTATGATCTCCTGTTACGAGATTATCATAGACTTCAAGGAGGAAATCTTTTTCATCAGCTTCAAGCACACCCCTTTCCTTGAATGTCGCCTCTTTATCGAGCTTATCTAATAGAAGGTTATACCATCCAGCAAAACCCATTTTTCTAAGTTTTTCAGAATCATGTGATTGACGAGTAATGTATCCTTCAACCTCTCTTATCCAGGCTCCTTTAGAATTTAATTCGTTGATTGTTCTTTTCATGTGTTTGTTAATGATCTTAGCTATTTCAAATGCCCTTGGATTTCCGCTAATATTTGCTTTTGGATTTGGCAAATTGAGTTCAGCCATTTCTTTGGCAAGAGCCCGGCTAACTTCGTCTTTATTATAAGCGCCAACAAGTCCTTTTGCGTCTAAGTCAGCATGGAGATCGCCTAAGATTCTCGCCCTTGTCGCCTTCTGATCAACATCAACAGACGCCCGGATAAATCCAGCATGACCACCTAATAAAGATTTAAGTCCAATGAATTTACTTCCAGCGAGATCAAGTCTTTCCTTGTTTCTTATAAAACTAAGCGCCTGAAGTTTTGCATTCCGTTTCTGAATCGCGGATTCAACTTTGTTCGCTTTGATCTGTTTATTTCCTTCACTGACAAGTAAATCGGATAGTGTTGTTGTATCCCCATCCAGACGCTTTCTTCTCGCTCTGTTGGAAACAATTTCTAAAAAAGCTCTTGCTTCAGCCTCACTGATAGCGCCTTTGGAATCAGCGGCTATTTTTCTAGCACAATTCTTGAATTTTATTTTAGCCATCTATTAATCCTGCCATGCATTCGATACCAGTAGTTTGGGCTTTACTCATCGTTTCTACCAATTTACCGAGTTCAACCGTATCATCGATTTGCTTTCTAAGATTTGAAGGTAAGCCTTCTTGTAATTCAGCTTCTAAAAGTTCTTCTACATCCCTCAGCGCGGTTTCAGCTTCCTCTATATCAGATTTTACAGGACGGTCTAGTTTTTCTAATACCTCTGGATCACGCGGTCTACTTGGAAATAAATCAGTTTCTTGACTTAAATTCTTTGATTTATAATCTTGAACCAAATTAACAGCATTATCTTCGATCTGTTTTCTCATAGATTCAATCTGTTTTTCGACTTTCTTGAGTCTAGCTGATATTCTATTCCTATCAAACTTCAATTCCGCACCCTTAATCTGTTTACGTAGGGTCGATTTTTCCCTTCTAAGAAGTTCCCTGGATTTGGCAAACTTACCTTCATCATTTCTTTTGATGAAGTCTCTGAATTGGAATTCTAAAGCGGCCACCTCTTCATCCAATTTTGGCAGCTTCTTTTTGCCACGGCCTTTTCCAAAGATCTCACTTCTTTGTTGTTCAAGCGCATCTATCTTTGTCCTGATCTGATCCCTTGTCTCTGTCGGGAAGCCAAGCTCTCTCAATTTAATTTGAAATGCATCTGGTGAATTAAGACTATCAAGTCTAGCTTGTAACTTATCGATTGTTTGCAGAGATTGTGACGATGATCTTCCTTCTAAATTTGCCCTAAGTAAATTTCTCTCAGTGACGAGTCTTTCTAAATTGCTTTGAAGTTCTCTAGTCTTTCCCTTAATAGCACTATTTCTAATGTCTGTTTTTAATCTTCTGAATTCAGCTACCAGATTATCTGTCGCTCTTTCTACGGTTGATCCGAAACCTGTTAGATTATGTCCAAAATCACCTTTGAATCTGACTTCAATGCCAGCTTTAGTTCTATTTGTAATTTCAACTTCTGGAAGCGACCCTAAATTTAGACTTTCCATTTCTAAACTTGTTTCAACTTGTCTACCATCTAAACTAAAATCATTATTGGCAATTGTTATCTCTGCATCATCCATCGCTCTTAATGGACTGACGTCGACACGTTTACCGTCAACCATTTGACGCATTGCCATTTCGGCTGATCTTAAATCGGCGTTAATTCTTTTCATTCCAAGATCAGAAAAGATGTCTGATATCTTTCCTGTCCCAGCATGAAGCCCGGCCCCTAGCGCTGATCCAATGAGAATATTATTTAGGAAATCTAAAGCCGTATAATCCGCTTGCTCCTGATTTCTTGCAAAATAAGTAACTGGTTCAGTTAGTAATGCTCCAGCCGCACCTTCGATTAGACCTATTTGTATTCTTGCAATAGTGCTTCCACCCATCGCTTTTTCAACAAGATTAGGTGCTTTAATGATTCCAGATTGGAATCTAGCCAAAAAGCCACCTGTTCTTTGCGTCAATCGTGCATATCTAGGAGCTTGAACAACCGGAAGAAATGACATTGCAATATTAACCGGATCCATCAGGCTGGCAACCAAACTTGTCCCAAACAATCCCACTTTTTCAAAAACTGTCCCTTTTCCTCTGCTCATAATGAATTGATTTTGACGTTCTCTCGTTTTTCGCGCTGCTAATACTTTAGCTGAGGCCCAAGTCATACGGTCATCCCATTGTAATCCGAGTTGTCCATATAATCCGTCAAACTGTTTTTTAAGAATCAAATCTCCGATGTCCTCCCCTTCTTCAGCGCGGAGATTATTTAACTCACTCATCCTATAAATAGAAGCTACAGGATTATCTAGGAATGCCTCATGAGCGCCAGCACCCCATACACGCATACTACTCTGTGGAACTTGACTAAAATTGTCTTCATAGAGAGCTTCGTCTACAACTAAGCTCTCACCATATATGGGCACTCCCATTATCGACCCCGAATAAATATTGATTGATTGATATCTTTAAATTTCACAATTATTTCTTTACTATCCTTATCTAATATTGGTAGCGTTGCGTTTATAAATTTAATCATGAGCATGGCGCCTTCACCATCTGGGGTATTGATAAATACCATATTTCTGAGAGCTTCTTGCGCGTTGTCATTCTTGAAATCAGGCGTAAATATATCTGATGCACCTCTGATTGTTTTTGCAAGATCAATTCTATTAGATAATTCCCTAGCTAAGACTGCATTTGTTATACCAATGCGCTCAGCCTCTTCTTCTAATCCAAAGAAACTCGGTGTCGGGAATTTATCTTGAATAATTGAATTTTTTAACGATGAAAGTTGATCGCTGATATTATCGGCATTCATCAAAATGGCTTTATTCCCATCAATAATTTGTCTCGGAACTATTAGACCTTCCGTTGCGCTGTTGGTTATAATTCCATCTTCAGCAATTTTTTTTGTTATCAAATTGTTCACAGCTTTATTTACAGCTTCTTTTTCATTCATATTATCAATTATCATATACATGGAAGCTAACTGCGTCGTGGCGCTTATCATGGCTGTTCCATTGGGAACATTCTCTATTTTGTCATTTGTAAATGCTCTGAACCATGCGGCAGAAGCAGTATTTACTTTTTCTTCAATATCACTTTTTTGTTCTGTTGTTAGCGTTTTATTAATCTCTTTTTTAAACTGTTCCGCCTTGACAAGGTCGCCAGCGGTACTTCTTGATCCAGGATCATCACGACTCGCCATGTTGGCTAAGATCACTCTATAGACTGGACTCAACCCATCTTTGGTTTGGGATAGTTCTTTGATAACAGCATTACCCATAGGGGTTTCAGACTCATCGAACACCTTATCATAATCCGTTACGATTGACTGTATTGTGTTTAAAATCTGATCAGCGGGACTTCTTTGTATGCTTTCAAGAAGACCTTCTCTCTGAGAGTTTGTTAATAATCTTCTGCGATTTTCAGAAATCCCCTTCATATCTTGCAATATCAATCTTTGTTTTGAAATTTCCGCTTCTGTTCGTTCCTGATCTCTGAACAATTGCATTTCATCAACAAATAAATCTTCAACCAATTTACCTGGATCATCTCTCATCAATTGTTGTTGCCTGTTGACATTTTGTAATGCTAGTCTCTGTAGATTGAGTTGTTGCGTAAAATCCTTTGATCCTGGAACTGGTTCTAATGTTTTAAGAAACTCTGGTATTTTTTCAATTGCCATTCCATTCAACTGTTGATTCAATGGGTGAAACTGTTTTACAACAGCTTCATTCCTTCTGAATTCTTCAACAACTTCAGGGTTATTTGGCCATGCTTCAGAAACTCTTTTGTCCATCCCTGGTACACCTACACCAGTATTTTGAATACTATCAAAATGAGATTGCATAACATTTTTTAATTCTGACCTGACACTCCTAAGCTGTCTCTCAATTCCGACATCAGCCTGATTTCTTAGCGTGATCAATTGATTTGCAGTAAGATGCTCCAAAAATGGAGCTTTCTCTCCGCCCATTGCTTCACCGCTAAAACTAACAAACTCTGGTACTTTCTCTCCATTTAAAACTTTCTTTGCAAGCTGGGGATCCTGTTGAATAAGGCCTCTGGCAGACGACTGCGCCAAGAGATTGGACAATCTGTTCTGTGTTTTTTTTGTATCGACACTACCAAGCTTGGCATTGTCAATTGATCCCATCAATCTATCGTTAAGTTCACCGAATTGATTAGGATCATCAATTAGGATTGTAGAATAAATATCTGCCGTATCACCGATCAACTCCAGATTAAGCTGTCTAGTTTGACGGGCTTCATAATTAAATGATTTAGAATTTAATCTTACTCTCTCACTAGCGATGTCTTGGCGTAATATTTGCCTTGCAAATGGGTTATCGACGCCGTCCATGATTTTCTTAACAGCGGCGTCATATTGAGATATCGTATGTTTAGAAAATGTCTGACCATTTGAATTTGGATCAAGTGCGTTTGGATTATCGACAAGTATCTGTACATTCTTTTCATCATTTTTGGAATTATTGACGGAATCTAAAAATATTGCTGATGATGTAACTTTTAATTCCGCAGATTTTTTAAGCGCCGCGATCTCTCCTTGTCGTTTAAAAACACGTAAAAAAGCCTGTTCCCCTTGCTCAAGAGCGCGTATTGCTGCGACTTCCCTTTCACCTCCACCTGTTAGCACGGGTGCATCAGTGAACTGAGGCTGAACTTGATCTGCAAAATTAATCTTAATCTCTGCCATTACGTTATCTTTTGTTGTTGTTGCGCCACAGTTACTCTACCGGCTGTTTCTAAAACAGTCCCAATGGCTGCAATTTTAGAAGTGCTTTCAGCCACAGCCCCTTGAAATTTAAAGAATGAAGCTCTGCTTAATAATTGAGCTTGCCTTGATAGACCCTGATTCCTTATAGCCAAGGCATCCATTTCATCTTGAATTTCTTGTTCCATCAATAATAAATCTGGCGTCGTGCCCTCATCAATAGAGATACCGTTTTTAAGTAGATCAACGACCATTTGACCGCGTCTGAACTTCTGCTTTCTACGTTCTCTCTGCTCATTATACCTAGCCCAATCTCTAGCCTGCTCCCCTTGCTGTGCAGCAACAGCGGCATTAAAATCTTGGGCTCTCTTTTGCTGTTTACCAGCTTGAACAATTGCGTAGGTCTTGACGGCGCCTGTTAAGAAAGAGAATCCACCTGAACCTATAAAATCACCGAATGCCATTATGGACTTACCTTATATTCTGGAAGTATTGCTAATATTGTAACTGGAAATGGCTGACTATTCTCATAAATTAAACTCGGTTCCTCTGGAATTGCATTAAATGGATATGTATCTGGTACCAGACCTGTCAAAAGTGGAGGTGACTGATCCATTGTGTCAAACAATTTATTAAATACCAATTGAGACTTATCGCCATCTTGAATTCTTATTGTTCCACCCAATGCCTGATAAAAACGTATTTTTATTCTAGAAATTGTTGTTGTCTTACCCTGAGTCGTGCCAAGTGGATTACCTGGTTCAAAAGGCAATGTTTCTATTAAAGCTGTATTTCCGAGCCCTATTTGTATGATACTTCCCCCAAAGCTAAGAGTTATCCTACCACCACTATCAACAATTAATTTATCATGAGATCTTCCATCAACTAGAATCTCTACCGTTTCACCGATAAGATGATTCAGATTTTCAATGGTAGTGACTTCAAGTCTGGCGTTTCCACCTGAGATATATTCTGTAAATCCAGTTCCATCAATTGTATTGTCATCTCTGTCATTCAATTCGAATGTATTAGCAGTCTTGCTGGCAACTTTAAACCTTCTATCATTTAACTCAGTCATGCCCTTCACAGATCTGATTTTGATAAAGTCTCCATCAGAAAATCCATGTGCCGTGGCTGTGATAACAACCGGATCGGTTTTTGTTGCGCCAGAAATAGTCTTCGGTGGACTTTCAAATGTTAAGCCGCTATCAACGAAAAATGCATCTTCTTTTCTGATTGTTACTGTCTCAATAAATCTTGGTTTAAAGAACTCAGTAGATCTGAATGTGCTACTATTAATTGTCCTTTTGACAGCTACCCATACTTGATCTTCTGTTGTACCTGGGATGACACCAACCGATTCGATTAATACATCAGTTCCGCCAAGAAATATTTTAGCCCAACCGACTACCTGCTGTTCTTTTTGATAAGTTAGACAGGCCATATGTTCACTTGTCGTCGTGACATAAATATTATTATTTGGTTCTTGCTGATAAGCTAAATCAATACCTTCTTCAAATAAAATCTGATCGGAGAGAACGGTTAAGTCAGTAGAGATAAATCCATCTTTTTGAAAATCATATGTGAATTCTCTGAGTTTTCTTTTTGCTCTTTGCAGATAGAGAGTAGAAGTATCAAATGCGACAGGAACCTGTGATTTAGATCCAAATGAAGTGTGTTGACGTATCCTGAAATTTAATGGAGTCACACCTTCATTAAAATCTGTAGACCCACCTTCAAACTCGGCTCCTTCAGTTCCTATTCCCAAAACCTTACCTGTAAGTGAGAGCCATCTGATCTCATTGACTTGCTTGGCCACCATCGCGTATTCAATCGCATCTTCTGGGTTAGTCCCTGTAGTAAAATTTTCCAAGTCTCCGGCTTTAGAAAGGAACACGGTCAATGGTTTTTCATTCGTTCTCGCTAAGACAAGACGCTGCTCATAAAAAGCCACGCTTCCCGGCCTTTCATCAACGCCAGTAAATGTTATTCCTGTGAAAGTGACTGGCGTAAGCGGCCAGACAAGAGCGGATGTTCTGCTTAATTTCCTAACATCAAAATCCGGGTGAGTTATATACATGACATCTGCACTCTGAGCAAATTGAAGTTCTTGAATTTCTGTTCCAGACCAAGGAGAAACTATTTCAAAAATCTCAGCAACAGTTCCACCGGAAGTATAGGCAGTAAATCCAGTTCCATCGATACCAGATAGTTCGAAGTCATTCGCTGTCTGATTGGCTACGGTGAATTCCCTGTTATTTAATTCTGTCATTCCGATAACGCCTGTGATTACCACTCTATCCCCATTGGATAATCCATGAGCAGTCGCATCGACGACAACAGGATTTGTCTGTGAAGTGTTGGTTATAGCCGTTCCAGCCTCAGTAACCTGTGCATTCTGTGTATAGAATCTGATATAAAGATCGCCGAATTCCAACGTGTAAGATTGTTCTTCACTGAAAATAAATGGAACCATTCTGACTTTACCACTATCTTTAGTTTCAGCACCGAATACTGTACCCGATCTCCTGAATGCTCCACCTTGAACAAGAGGCAGCATGTTTTCCATTCTTGCGACGCCAGATAAGTATCTTGATACATCAACTCTACCTTTAATAAGTGGGCTGACTTCACCTGACGTGAAGTTTGGCTTGATTGGATGGATCTCTTGTGATGAGAAGGCCATATTAAGGAACTATTTTTTTAGGAACCTGGCTAAGATTAAAATCACCCCTAGAAAGTAACCAATCATCTGCATCAAGTCTTGTAACCGCATCTTCGGTAGCATCTGAAAATCTGGCCGCCGCGGTCAATCTTTCATACTTCTCTGCGAATCTTTCAGCTAATTTAGCATCATTTCTAAGCGGAATAGCCAACTCAGCGCCCAATCTCGCGACAATGCATGATGTAAACATTGTTGAAAATTGAAGCGTATCAGTTTCACGGGAAATATATTTAATATTAAGTGGTGATTCAAAAGCTAATATGAATTTTCCTTCAACTACCCATGATCCAAAATCAAGTGTCCCTATATTGCCTAAGCTGGGATTGATACCAGTAGATTCAACTTCTAAAAGTCTTAAATAATCAGGAGGAAGGGGGAGGGTGAATTCATAAGTATAAACAGGAACTGTTGCGTTTGCAGGAATTAGGGCGCGTTTAATAGCGAAATTCCAAGGGTGTTTTGCAAGCTCTTCATCTCTTAAAAGTGAATATAGACCATTGCAAAGAACTCCTTCTTTACTTACGGCATCAAGACTTAAAATTTGATCAGCGCCTACAGACAGTAGAGCCTGATTACATATATCTACTTCGGCCATAGATCGCTTTCTTTATAAAAAGGGAGGGAAATTAATCCCCCCCTTATTTTTCTTCAGTCACGGACGTAACGGATAAACCCAGCCAATGTTGCAAGATCTGGTATCGTCCCACCTTCGACTTTAGCGAAGATGTCAAATCCATCGAAGGATTCAACCAGAACATCAACAAGGTCGCGGATATCAACAGCAGCAGAAACATCAAGATTAGCTGAAAAAGCATCTTGATCTTCCGCTACAGCAGTGACAGCATCAATATTGGTATGAGCCCTAAAGCCGATATCCAATACACGCGATGCGCCAAAGGCTGACGTTGCGAACACGATTTCCGTAATACGCACTTTACCACCAGGCATTTTAATAAGCTCTACGGTTGAATCCGCATCACCCGCACCAACTTGGGCATGAGTAAAATGAGCTATCCTTTCCCTCCCTTGAAATTCATTTGTTTCCAAAGGATCAATAGGAAAAGTTGTTTGCTGAGTAAATTCCGTACTATCTTGGTTTGTAATAGCCATGTGCTAACCCCTTTCCTTAGGTTTCCAAACATTCAATTTCAACAACTCTTGCTTCTTCCATGCGTGAAGCACCGAAAGAAGAAGCTGCATAAACTTGAACGCTAAAACGTTTAGTAGGCAATCTATCAATTTCTACAGTAATATCCATTGCTGTAGTCATTAACATTCCTGTTTTGGTATAAACAGGTATACGTCGGGCTGTAATCGACCCACCGGCACCAGTTGTAGTTTTGGTCTGTAAACGATTACTTGTTATGAACTTGAAACCCATAAAAGTATCAATTTGACCATTTACCAAGGCTCGTACGGTATTGAAGTCGTGACTTGTGACTTCAGTCGTTGCCAATAGATCCTGCTTTTGTTGTGGAGAAACAACAATAAAGATTTCCTCCATTTCAGGATCAACTTCTCCGCTTTCCAAAATATTCAAAGCTCTTCGCAATTTAGCGATTGTCAGCCCTGAATCAACGTCAGCACCAGATTCAACAAACTCCACCGACACTTCTTGAGCAGCGGGAAAAGGAATTAATGTTGCACCTGTTTTTCCTGAATTAGCATTACCAAAATAAGCCTCGATAATAGAATCATCCATTCTACGACCAAGAGCCATTGCCTGAGATTTGGCATACGAATTCGTTGGATCAGCAAGCATTTGAACCTTATCTTTTCTGTCGATAAGATCAGCTACATCGAAATGGCGAAGTTGTAACCTACGCCTGTCATGTGGTGTGTTGACATACTCAGTATCCCCATGTTGGGTAGTTATTTCCTGAGCCGCAACCTGCGCAACACGGTCAAAGAATTTAAACTCAGAATTCTGAGTTTCATTCATAACCGAGCTTCTTAGTTTAGACCCTCGTTGTTGAAGCAAAAGCGTAATAAACGACTTGTACTCATTTACGAAGGCTGTATTAATTTGGTTGGACATTTCCATACCTCCTAAAAAACAGCTAATTACCTTCGCAATCAGACTGCCCGAGATACGGATCTGCGCATAAGTTTATTCTCTCCTCCGAGAGGCATGACTCACATGCTTAGACAGGCCTTTGGTTATCTGTCAAATATAAATATATATAAAAAAACTAAACTTTTCAAGTTCTCTCGCCAGGATGACCGATTTGATGGAGTTCAGTCCACTTCTTTCTGGCCAGTTCATGACCAGGATTACCCCTATCAAATAATGCAGCTTGGAATTCCTTATCACCTTTTAGCGTTTCAATTTCGCCTTTTGCCTGATCTGGAGACACAACAAATTGACGATTTGCTTGGCCTGGAACGATATTATCACCTAAGACTTTTTCCCCAATAGCGATAAACATCTTCAAAATATGAGGATTATTGCCTAATCGGGTTTCATTTAGGATAGATTTGATTTCTCCGCTAGGATCTATTTGATCCAAAGTCTGCTTGGCTAGACCGATTTTATGGTCAAATGATTGGCCAAATTCCTGCCTGAGATCATTAACAGCCTGTTCTTCCTGCATCGCTATGTCTTTAGTCGATTGTTCATAAGAACTAGATTGATTCGCAATAAAATCATTGAAAATCCCCTCTGCCTGAGTTTTTGTCAAACCGTGTTCATGAAACTTTTCTCGCATAAAAGCGACGGTATTGTCTAAATTTCCCTGAAAATCAGCATGTGCATCCTGAGTATTTAAAGCATAATCATCTTTAGTATCTGGACGTTGTCCCCATCCAAGCTCTTTAAAGAAATTCTGCTTAGCTGCCATGTCTGCATCTGCGCCAATTTTCACAACTTTGTCTTTACCGACCATCGATTGTGCATGAACATAGCTTTTGGCCATGTCATTCATCGTATTGATCGAAGCTAATGAAGGATGTGTTCTAAATTCCTCATCAAGTTGACTTTTCCACGCAGTATCCGATGTCACAGAAACTTTTCCTGGATCGGTTATCAGCGTGCCTTTATCGCCCTCTTGGGTTATGACGGTGGTTTGCTGGCCTGGTTGGCCCTCATCTATTATTTGATCTGTTACATCGGTGACGCCTGTGACGCCAGTATCTGCTTCTGCCATTATTGCTCCTCAGCTATCTTGGGTTGTTGTTTAAATTGATCAGGCGATTGATCCAAAAACTTGAGAAGGCTTGCGATGACATATCTCTGCCCAAGTTTGAACGCACTGTCTGAACCCGGTTGACCATACACATATATAGAATCGAATTCAAAATAATGGACACTTTTTAAATGTGCCAAAACTTCTTTACCATGAACGCTATCAATGAACGTTTTACAGTAATTGTCGTGTAATTTTCCTAGCTCGATTGACTTTTCGTCAAGAATCTCTTGATTTCGATCTCTATAATCTTCCATAAATCCTTATTAAGATGGCCTAGCTTGTTCCATATTTTTGGCGACTTCTGAAGTGAGTAAAGTATCTTCCCTACCCTGATTTTCAAAATTTGCTTGTTGTCTTTGATCTCTCATTTGCTGAACTTCATCACGACTGTTATAAAGCTTCACAGGAGTTCCGAACCACTTCTCTGTAGCTCTTGCAATCTCATCTCCGTTAAAATTATCAAGGATATCTGGTTGCGCTTGAATAATCGGTGTCAAGACTTCGATAGATCTAAGCACTGCGTTTGATTCATCTGCCTTTTGGGCTCTTGCAATCGCAGAAACATATTCGATCCCAATAGCATCATTCTTTGTAATCTCAGGAGGGGGAGGGGGTATTCTTCCCGCTTTCTGCAACGTAGTGAAAGTCTTGTCAATAAGAGGATTAAGAAACTCCGTTTCCAATCTTCCTACTGTTGGGGAAAGTTGTTGAAGATCTTCTTCTTTACGAATAACCGCTTCAGCCCTAGTCATTTCAATTTTTTCTTTTTGCAATCTGAAACGATCAAGAAAAAAAGCTCTTAAGATTCTTTCTCTTGTGGAATCTAATTCAAGGTTACTTGCCTGCCAATTTGCATTTGTAATAAGTGGATGAATCCTGTCGTCTTTACTTTGACCTGTCCTGAAGAAATTAAGTGAACTTGGCGCGGTACGGATCGGCAATAAATAACCATCATCAGGAACTAATAGAGGCGGATCGACGATCTTCTGCATTGCCCTTAAATGAGTTCGCATCTGTTCATTCAGCATGTTCGCATCAGGAAGAGCAGTCATGCCAGGGCTACGTCCATAAGTCTCACCAGAACGTTTAGTCCATCTTGGAACAAGCATTGGAAAAAAATCAAATCCAGATTCTTTGACAACATGTTTAGTATCCATTTCGACATGAGTGCTTGCCCAAGGTTTATTAATATTATCTATTCTCGTTATGTCCCTAAGTATTCGCGGCATTATGGCGACAACGATATCTACTTTAGAAAACGGCTGTTTCAATCCTTTCTTACGCATACTTTCGCTAACATTCTTCTCACCATAGGTTTCAATAGCTTGTTTAACCGTCATGATTAATTGGATAAATGCTGTATCAATTGTTCCGTCACCACCTTCAAGAACATATGTTTGTCTTAATGGCAATGCTGTGTATCTGATACCAGGAGAAATCCCTGGTGTAGGTTGGATAAGCATTGGCGATGTTCCGAATGCAGCGAGTTCTAAAAACAGTGAATGTGATTGAGAATTAAAATTTGCAACAGGGTCAGCGAAGACAGCATAGATGATATCTTCAACTTCATCTAACCATAATTTGACAGCACGTTCTTCATTAAGAGGTTTGTTTGTCATTTTCAATTGGAACCATCTTTGAAATGGATTAACAAGCATTCCATGAACAGCGCCCGCTAATTGTTCATTAGCCCATATAGGAGTATTATCAAAAACACGCTCCATGAGTTTCTTGCCAGGAGTTTCTGTAGAATTAAATCCTTTAGAATTGGGGATAATGACTTCAGAGATCTCCTGAAGATGAGTATCAAGTAAACCGCGATCAGATTTAATACTTTCAAAATGGGCCATAATATCTTCGCCCAATTTCTTCTCTCTCTCAACCTGTACAGAAAAAGTTGATGGAGTGAAGTTTACTGTCTGTATTCCGTTAGCCACCTAATAATGTCCGTGGCGCTGTAGGAGTCGCCTCCGTCACGCCAAGAGGGGAGGTCAAGATAGTTGAAGATAAGCCAATGGCTCTGCGTTGTTGCTTTTTTCTAGCTTGGATATCTGCGGTGATGGCCGCCTCATCAGGTGGAGGTGGTGCCTCTACAATTACAGGTCGTCTACTTCCGCCTCCGCACATAATAACCTCCTAGATCGTGTCTAAGTTTTTAAGTTCTTCAATCGGCCCAACGAGTACCCTATCTAGTTCTCTCATCTGTCATACCTCTCTTTATTTCCTTTTGCATAATTACACCTTTACGATGATAACCCATCTTCTTGTAAAATTGAATAGTATTTTCTTCATTCAGTCCGGTAGTTACCCCTAACTGCATGTATCTTGCACGCTTCTGCGCCCATCTATCAAATTCTTTAAGTAGCATATATGCGGCTCTACCTTTCCTTTTTTCAGGAATTACGTACAAAAGGTAGTCACTCGCAATCTTGTCAGTGCCAAAATAGGTCTCTTCAATAAATCCTACAAAAAAGCCGCAAAAGGATGAATTTTCATCTTCAGCGATTATAAAAATCCAATCATCCTCATTTTCTAGAATATTGTGACAGAGGTCGTAAATCTTGCGAATATCGTAGTCAAAGTCGTGAAATGAAGTCTCTCTAGCCATACATTTTCCATGATAGACCATGGAAGGGATGTCATCTTCCTTAAGTTTCCTTATTTTCACTGTAATATTTCTGTAACAGTCTTTCGGCGTGATTTTTAAAACTTTTTTCCTTAAGTGTACTACCTGACTGGATTTGTATCTGATTCTTATGATTAAACATATCGTAATCGGCTTCGGCATTCCTATTTTGACCTTGGTCGTGATCGAAGTTATCCCATTGATCTAAGGCAAACGTCTGATCGGGTTTCTGGCGTGGAACAATATCATATGTCATGCACATTCCCCCAAAAGCATCTGCGAAGTGATTTGGCCATCCCTTATCTGGCTGATCAGAGAATATTTGTTTTTCTGAATTCCAAAGTTTCATATATTGCTCAAGTGCAGACAAAAGACCCTTTTCGTCGGTCATCTCCTTGCAATTACTGTTAAACCAACACATATGTAACATCCGCCTGGTGGCATCGATACGTTCCTGAATTGATCCGACCTTCTTCATAACGTTGAATCTGACGCCTAATCTCCTGGCCACTTCTTTTCTTGACAGATTATTTGCGGTTAATTCGGTGACGTTAATATCATGAGGTGCCCAATGTTCACCGTAAAGGTAGGGTTTATCACGTACAACCTTAATATAATGCCTCATATCTTCGCCGCAGTTCCAATAACAATCGATAATGCGGATTTCACGCGGGCTAATCCTCTGTGTGAAGACCACCGTCATATAGTCCTTACGTCCAAGATCCCAGAAAGTATCAACAGGGACATTGGGTTCATATCGTGCTTTATCGCACATCCAGCGACCTTCTTCTTTGGCTTTCTTTACTTGAGTGGTATAATAAGCGCCTTCCATTCCGACATCCCATGAGCAATAAAATTCTTGTTGGGACATCTCGTATGACATTTTGCCAGCATCAACTAGGTTCTGAACATACTCCTCGGTCACCACCGCTGTTCCATCATGTCGTCTAGTATCTTTGATAGTGAGCAATTGACTGAAGTGCTTAGGGTTTTTTAATTCAGACAGATAATGGGAGTGGCCGTGATTTCTGCCACGGGGAGTATATGTATACCAGATCCAGCCACCATTCTCTGCCATGATAGGTTCTAACAACTGCATTGCCCTTGGATCCTGAAGCGCAAATTCAGATACGATCAGACCGACAGGATTGGCGCCAACGAGAGAATCGAGATCATCAGTACCAACAACCTGGTAATAAGACCCGTTTTTGAACTCAATGAGCATTTCATCTTCACGTTTTCTTAAGACAATGCCCGGGCCACCTGGTTTCCTAGATCCTGGGAATGCATCGATAAACTTCTGCCCCGACGCTTTGACGCCATTCCAGATTGCCCGACGACCTTGTTTATAAGTTGGGAATAAATGCCAGTAGGAACCGATTCTTATCTGGGAAGCTACCGCGCAAAAGTTCTCAGCCGTGTCATCCTTGCCAGCACGGCGATGCCAGACGGTGGTGACCCTACCACCTTCAATCCTATAGTTCTGCTTCTTGCTCTCCAGAAGCTTGGTTTCCATGTACTTCCACGCTGGAATCTGGTATTTCCTCTGCTTCCAATCGTGAGGGAGCGTTATTATGTGTTGGTTGACTGCCATTGATGCTTTCTAGTGTTGTTCCATCTGATAGTTGGATATTAATGATAGTTTGCTGAGCCTGGAGGGCATCAGCTTTTTTCTTGAAACTTCCGATATTTGCCTGAAGAAGAAGTTCCAAACAGCGATCAGAGTATCTTGTCTGGGTGCCGATTTCCTCATTCTTAAAGAAAACCTTCTCTTCATAACCGTCACGTCCTCGGCGGGTAGCCTCTTGGATGAGTGACGCATCGTATCTCATTTTAGCTTCTTTAACTGCCGCTGCAAAACGTGGATGTTTGTTTCTCGCATTAAGTACGGCAGAAATATTGATATTTATATATTTACAAGCGGCGGTGATTGTGCCGAGATCGGAATAAAGTTTAAGAAAGCAATCGACCCGGGACTTAGTCAGCGATTTAATATTAGATAGTTGTCTGGCGTTTAAGTCGAATAACTCGCTGGCCTCGCCGTTATCCGATCCTAGAACAGAGATTATCTCCCTAATCTTCCTTTCATGGATCGCCTCTTTCTCGGAGATTGAAAGTTTTTCGTCATAAACGACTTCTGGGCCTGGGAGTTCTTCTGAAATACTATTTAGCCACGGACTTTAACGGCGCCAGATGTTAATTCACGTTTTAACTTTCTTTTCTGCATTGCTTGTAAGGGTGTGCCGGTTGATAGTAAAAATGCTACTTGGCGCTTAGACTTAGATCTTTTTGTTGGATTGTCTGCACTTCCAGGATGTTGTGGCATGGTATCTCCTTAAAAGGCTCCCAGTACGCTAAAGCCAAAAAACGCACTAGGGAGCGTAATTGTAACTTAATATCAAGTATATATGCTTAATTTGGCGAAAACAAGAAGAAATTGAGATATGGCGGAAGCAGAGGGATTCGAACCCCCAAGGCTGTTAGACCCACCTGTCTAGCAAACAGGATCCTCATCCGACCGGGTTACTTCCAAAGATGGCGGAGGCGGTAGGACTTGAACCCACAAGACTTTTACATCCAACGGTTTTCAAAACCGTTTCCTCATCCAGCCGGATCACCTCCATTTAATTTGATTGATCTTTTTTTTTAATTATATCGTTTAAAGTCTCATTTATAGAATCTTGAATGGAACGTTTAACTTGTATTCACGTTCTTTACCATCAAATACCGCTTCCTTACAGCAATGACTGAAGATGTGTGTTCTTCGTTCTTTTCCGCAGAAGTTGCATTTCATACCTCACCATCCTTCGGAGTGGCCTTTTTAATCATTTCTTCTAATTCAGAAATGCTTTTATCCTTTAAATGTAATATAAATAATCTGTCTTCTTCGCTTATTTCATTTGGATTATAAAGAAAAGGGAGAATGGGATTTTCGATTGCTCTTCGCATAGCATCTTCTATACTTTTAGTTTTAAGCATATGATCAATTTCCATTTCAAAACAAGTTAAAAGATAATTATTCATCCCTCACCACCTTCACTGGGGGTTCTTTTTAATTCTTCTATTTCAGCTTTAAGTTTTTTATTTCTTTCAGTCAGCATTTCAAAAACTTTATCCTGATTATTTTGCATTTGTTTCCTACTATGCTTGGTAAGCTTCCCATAGCCATGATTTATATAGATTATGTCGTCATCACTCATTCCTCACCATCCTTCGGGATAGGGCAGTACCTTAAATCCGGTGCAGTATAGTCAAAAGTAGAATCATCAATTTCATTTTTTAATCTATTTATAATCTTTTCTTCATCCCCTATATTTCCATAATCTGCTAAACGAACAATTCCAGTACAATTATTTCTTGTCCAATAAGTATAAAATATCCCATTGCTTTTTCCCCATTTACTATCTACTAAAATATTATCAGTCATTGTGGGATTTTTTTCTTCTAAAACTTCTATCCCACTTGTGGCCTCGTATATAGCTTTAAGAATTGCTAAGGACATAAGTTCGTCTTGACCAAGCACAGATTTCTCGGTTTCGTAATTTAATTCACAATCCCAATATTTATCGTCAATGTCTTTCCCAATAGAAATACTCCAACCTTTTTTAGATATCTCTTCGACACACATCATGACTTGATTCATGTCTTCTCTGGGGTTCCAATCTTTAACTAATATTCCGTTTATGCCATGAAACTTCCAAACTATTCCGCCAGGGGTATCGAACTGTTCTCCACACATCAATTTCTCAGCCATATATTTATTAAGATCCATTATCCTTCTCCTAAAAATCTCCACCCCGCAGACAAGACAGGCCGACACAAGAAAGCACCCTGCGATACCCATTTAGCAAACGTCTTCAAGATGACCAAAACCGACGACGCCGCTCTTTATGCCAGTTCCACGGAATGGAGATAGGGTATTGTATCAGAAAGTTATAGGTAAGTCAAGTGGAAAGAGAAGCATCATCCCAGCATTTATAGATACTAACCCGACATGTAGTTTCCTCATCTGGGAGTGAGATTTTAAATTTCGGATAAAGAATGCTGATTTTTATTTTATGAGCCTCTTTTCTAATTGGCCACTTTTTCTTAGCCCATTTAGGAAACCAACGATCCTTAAAGTGTTCCCACCAGTTTTTTGGCCATGAGATAATATATTCATCTTGGGGTTCCGATAAATGTTTACTTTCTTTATAAAGAGCAATTTCTTCTTCATCAATCACTTCTCGGACATAGAAATCTAAAAGTTTAAGGTCAACTTTATTAACTGTCATACTACATAGCCACTATCTCTTTCGCAAGCTCTTCAATCATTTCAAGTAGTACTTTCTCAATATTCCGTGGAGAACAAAGAATATGACCTTCATCGTTTTCAAGCTTTTCTTCCCTAAGAAGTTTGCATTTATTTAATATTGAATCTAGTCTATCCCTCATTCTCCTCCTAAAAAGTAAAGTCAATCGATAATACAAAAAGCTTTCGGCGTGTTTGCTTACACCATCATCCGAAGATGAGCAGGGGATCGCACCCGTACAGTTCCTACTAACCGTGTCCTACAAGGCTACTCGTGAGGAGCAGATTGTTTCAATGTTTGTTCGTATGGCATTATAACAAAGTGACATGGGAGTGCAACATAAAATTGGGGTGGAAACGGGATTCGAACCCTGCCGAACAGATTCACAGTCTGTCATGCTGCCACTACATCATATCCACCATATGGTAGCGAGACTTGGGTTCGAACCAAGATTGTAGCGTTCAAAGCGCTGTGTCCTACCTATTAGACGATCTCGCTAAATGGTAGGGAAGATAGGATTCGAACCTATATCGCATGGTTTCTAAGACCATCGCCTCTGCCAATTGGGCTACTTCCCCATGGTCGGGGATGCCAGAATCGAACTGTGCCTCAGGCTTCCAAAGCCCACATGCAACCATTACACCTCATCCCCGTAAAATTCAAATTGTAAAGATAATATTTCCCCTTAGCGGGGTTGATGGAGATGTGGAAGCGGGCGGCGAGAATTCATGATTGCATCATAGCAAAGTGACAATATAAATCAAGATCTATAGGATCGTTTAAGATAATCTATTGTTACATTTGTTTTATGGCCCATACAAGATTGAACATGCTGTATATCATGAGTCGAATCAAAAAGCCAATTACAAAAATAATGGCGTAAAGAGTGGATCGAATATTCTGCACACAATCCACGCTCATTGATAATTCTCTTAAATAATTTCTGGAGCCCACATCTAGAAAAAGGCTTTTTCCTTTCACTTTGTATAACATGACCTGAGCTTATGCCTTTCTTATTTAGGTATAGTCTAAGTTTCTCAATATAAAAATCACTTAAGGGGACAGTGGTAGAGCAACCATTCTTTCTATTTGGTATCCATATGCAGGCATGAGGACTGCCAAATGTTATATGATCTATCTTCAATCGAGCAATTTCAGATACTCGCATTCCTGTGTGAACGGCAACGGAGACTACAGCCCACCTATTCCATCGCCTCACACCACCCTTTTCTAAAGCATCAGACCATAGATAGCCCAGTAACGAGTCAACTTCCTTTTTTGATGGACACAGAGTTTGTCCCGATTTAGACATAGTCCATTGTAACAAAGTGACGTACAAAGTCAATGAGTCGCACTGGACGGGATCGAAATGTTTGAAGTTCAAAAATTGGGAAAAATGTTTCTGTTGTCCGGACTATTAATCAGAATCCACGCAATTACCCCCTCCCCCCTTCGCCTGGCCAAGTCGTAAAACATCGATGGGGTGGCATGTTAGTTCCTGCGAACATCGGTAGATTAGTATAATTCTACCGAATAACGCATCCATTTTAAGCGCAGAAACAGCGGTGATGAAATCAACCACCACACAAGAGGCTAATACCACACACAGGCACAGCGCAAGAACCAGCCATTAACAACAAAGAACAGCGATTCCATACCAATTCAGAGAAACCCTTGACAAGTGCGGTGAACTTTATGGTAAAATGTAAAATCCATAACTAGGAAGTGTCCATTACGGGACGTGTGCGCAGGAAGATCAGGCATTTATGCGGGTTAAAAATGGATCTCAACCCCTCAATCCGAATCACACCACGTTGTTTTGTTTGTTTAAGGAAGTGGTGTTCTCAATATTAACTATGATTAATAGCTTTATTTCTGTGAATTGCTAAGAAAGTGACAAGAAGTATGTCATAATCTGCTTGATTACCCTACCCTATTTAAGCTAACTTTGTCATTTGGGACTATAAGAGAGTGAGAAAAAGCTCTGTAATCCGAGAAAAGGTTTAGCCAAGGTGGAAGAGTGCAGACCGCCTGATGTCGGCGGTTCTTGAGAGAGAGTTATTACCGCACAATTCTATTGACTTGCTATCGTCACTTTCTTATACTTATCACGTAAATTAATAAAGGAAAGACGAGATGAGAGAAAGCCAAGGGCTCGGTATTAAAGAAAGATGTGAAAATTGTAAATATTGGGATGATCGATATCTCTGTCGTAGAAATCCTCCTACCGTTGTATTTATAGGAGGGAGAGATAAGTGGGGTCACGAGATTGATTATGAGCAAAGTGAATTCCCAAGTACACTGGATACTGGATGGTGTGGAGAATGGGAAAGTGGAATCTGGGAAGGGAGAATAGATGCCCTTGATTAAGATATTCCAGCAAAACACTGAGATTCGAACCCACAATTAATTTCATTTATCTATAACAAAGTTATTGACTTATCCTTATCCCTTTCTTATACTAAGAACATATTAGAAACCTAGCCAAAGGGATAACGATGAAAATTCAAGTAACAATCAAATCAATCTATGGATCTGACAAAATCTATCCACATTGTAAAAAATCTCACGCATTTGCCAAAATAGCTGGCACAACCACTCTTACCACGCGCACTCTCAATCAAATCAAAGAATTGGGCTATAAGATCGACAGAATTACTGAAAATACTGATTTAAACAGGCTTTTTTCATGAGTGGAAAACGTTATGGTGCATATAAGGCATATATAAAATTAGCAATCAAGGACAAATTAAATTGGATAGAGCCTTATGAATTATTAACTGTCCCTTGTGAATTAGCGAACAATATTACGAAAAAAGAACTCAAGGACTGTTTTATAGAAATTGCAAAGAAGTGTGCTGAAAGAGCCTGGAAAGATAGAAAGAAGTGGAGGACATGAACCACCCAACTGAAATACTCTATGAAGAATCATTCAAACATATGTTATCTAATGATGACGAATATTCTGCATTCATGAAAAAACTTGATGATGTGGAGAAACTATTTAAAAATGACAAACATGGATCCATGATCATAGGATGCGCATTACTTAAAATAAGTGAAATATCAAGATCTTTAGAAAAGAGTAAAGAATGATCGAAGACGAAATCCGCCAGAAAATTGATACTTTTTATAATGAACATCTAAAATCAAGAGCAAGAGAAAGCGGCTATTTAACTAAAATAGAACGGGCTTTCTTCGACATCCATGAAATCCTCCTATTAATGACGAAAAATTCAATTAAAAGAAAACTATGAAAAACCTCCCCATAAAAGACGAACAACTAGTCGAATACATGATTGCTGGGACTAAATTAAAGATCACAGCCGCCAATATGGCAGCGTCCCAACTTACTCATCTAAGGAAATACTGCAACCGGTCAATCAAACGCTTGGCTAAAGATACCAAACTTCCAGAGAGATGTATTAGAAGATTTAAAGCTAAAAAGGATGTTTTTAAATGACTGAATTATTTAAGTTTTTTGAACCAGAGTATTTTAAACCGATATTAGGTAGGACAGATTGTAAACAAGAAAATTTAGCTTGCTCTATTGCCAATGGCAGACTAAATATGAAAGGTGTCAGAGTGGTCGGTAGTACAAATGGATTATGGACTAATCCAATATTACGTGATGACTATAGTGGACAGAAAGAAGAAGCCCTCTTAATCTGCCCCAGACCAATTAAGAAACAAGAGCCAAAGTGTAATCATGTAATTGCCAATCCGTTTGACTTTTCTGACATCAAAATAGTCAAATGGATAAAAGAATCCAGATGTCCCAGATGCGATAAAGAATTAACCGAAAATCAATCAGAATGATTACAAAAGCTTTTATTGACGCATTATTCGACAGTATGTTTGATAAACAAATCAGAACCTTAGATGAAAAAGACGAAATGAAAAGACGATTAGAAAAATGGATCTCAACAATGGACTCAATGGACAACTGCCGCAGCAAAAGAGTTTATCAATCCAAAGTCAATAAGAGATTAGATGATAGATAAAGATTTTACTCTGTTAGCCCAAGAGATGGCATTTGGAATATTTCAAAAGCCTAGACGTAAATGTTCTCATAAGTGGGATAAACCACATCATATCGAAACAAGCAATCCAATGGTACGTCGAGGATGGTTCACAGTATGTACAAAATGTGAAAAGAAAGTAGAAGCAGAAGTTGAGGTCGAAACAAAAATAATCAAATGGAAACCGCTTTATTTTACCAAGAAACAATGTTTAAATAGGAAGCATCCTCATAATCGGCGTGGCAGATACACACACGGTTTTAAATGTACAGATTGTGAAAGATGGATAAGTGAAGAATCACCAGAATATTATCTACATGAAGATATGTCCTATCGAATAATAGAAGAACTGCATAAAAACGGAATTTATATTAAAGGATTATTTGATGATCAATTTGAAAACAGGGAAGAAGCAGAAGAGTTTTTCGAAGGTTGGTATTCATGTTTGGAGGAAAAATGATGAAAGATCCGGATAATTGCCCTAAATGCGGTTGCACATGGTTTAAACATCTCCCTAGACATGATCACAACATATATTGGGCACAATGTAAAGCTTGTTTTCATACTTATCGATATAAGAGCATAGGTGAAAAAGATGAAATACGACAACAATTGAGAGAATGGATTGAAAGAATACAATCAATGGACGATTATCAAGCCCAACTTAATAAGAAACTAAACGAAGATTTTCAAGAACTTAAAAGACTTCATTGCGATATTCGCAGAGCTTTCGAAAGATTCCCAAACTAAAATTCCCAGGCTAGGGAACTGCACGGGAGGTACCAGTTCGGCTGACCTCCCTATCGGCAGTAAAACCTAATAAGAAAGATGACCAAATGCTAAAAATTAAACAATATCAATTGGAAGAAATGCAACGTAACGGATTCATCGGATATATGGATAGTGATATGTTGTCAGAAGTGGATAGGGAAATATTTGAAGATGATTTCAATCCCTCCGACTTCATTTTGTTCTAATGAAATATAGACATAATTATAAGAAAGTGTTATAATTATAATTCCTTTTTTACAGAATCTAATGATTCTTCTCATGTTTTGGCCCTGTGTAGTTCCCGCTACCAGGGCTTTTTAAAGTAAAAGGAGAAACTGATTGAAAGCCACGTTACTGGTGTTTAAATGCACCGGATGCAGTCAGAAACTTGTATTTTCTAATAAGTGTAAAAATATCACCTGCGTATACTGCATAACCCATGACATAACATATCAATTAGTTAAATCCTCCCTGAGATTAGAAAACAATAAGCGTTCAAAGAAAGAAATAGCGTGACCACCCCAACCCCCGAAGCGTTATCAAAGTACATGGCTGAGAAAGTTATGGGTTGGAAATGGATTGAGAAATGGGGTGTGTACGACTGTGAAGAAGAACGTTGGCGTTTCAATAATTATAACAGAGATACTAAAGGTGCTGAATTAGTTGGTATGTGGGATGGAATTGACGGGGATTTAATTTGCGGTGATCTTGAATCAGAACATTGGCAACCCCACCTAGACACTCATTTAGGCCAGACATTTCAGTGTGTTAAGAAGTTTTTAAATAAAGGTTGGTTATATAAATTATGGTGGAATTCTCCTTTTCAAGAATGGGTTTGCGATTTAGAAAAAGAAGTCACTGAGGAACAAAGAAATAAAGGTATTTTATATGGTGGGGGTTACGGTGCTAAAGACAAATCCCCAGCCCTAGCAATATTAACAGCAATTTGGATGGCTAAAGAAGGAGAGAAATAATGAGTTATCAAGATAAATTAGCTATTGATTTGATCTTAGGGGAAGATTCAGGCTGGATGGAAGAATGGATTAAAAATAATACTATAGAGACTTGCTCCAAGTGTTGGTCTGTGGGATACCAATATGAATATAATTATAATAATGAGGAAACTCTAAAAGAACTTTTTGATGCACAGGAACTTGAGAAATGTTTTAATTGTGATGGTGGTGGATATGTTTGTTGTAATTGTAATGAGCCGGAAAATCATTGTGATTGCGGAACTAATGAAATTAAATCAAGCGGTCAACATGTAAGAGAGATGTTTCAATGAATAACCCAACCAAACCAAAAGAAAGGTGATATTATGATAAACAATGACACTGAAACTCACGACCCATTAAAAGAAAACGAGGTAGATAAATTCAGGAAGTTAGGTAATGAAATTATCGAAATCGGGCAAGAGTTCACCCTTGGTAAAACTAAATATCGGATTAGGAAAATAACTAATAAAGATATCGTATGTAGGCCTATAGCTTGGAATCAAGGTGAAGAATAACCCCACCCAACCAGAACAAGTGCATACGCCTGAGCCTTGGTATACAGATGAAAGCGAAAGCCGGATTTTTGCTAATCCTCATGATGGATGGAAAAAGTCTCCAGAAGATCCGGATTACGTAGTGGGTCAAATGAGTATCTATAACAGTATACCTACATGTGGACAAATGGAAGCTAATACAAGACGCATAGTAACCGTCATCAACGCCTGCACCGGACTAACTGAGGATGAGATTGTGGAGGCTATGAGAGATTGGAAGAAAAAGAATGGATAAAGAATCCTGGACAGATAAAAATAGGTTTTTATCTATGATGGTAGTTTATAGCTATTATACCGATTTTATGGAAGTCGGATTTAATGAATCAGAGTCAACGCAGTGGATTTTACATTGGCTTGACGGTATTGGTTATAAGGATTTTATGGAGGCACAACAATGATGAAAAATAGAATACCGTATCCATTAAGAGCAATGAAGATTTCCATAGACATAAGTCCTTTTGGGTTCTGGTGGAAGCCATCTTTTACTAATAGATGTGATCTATCCGAAATGGCAAAAGAGCAGGGAAATAATATATGGTGGTTTCGGTGGCTTTGGTTTCAGGTTTCATTCAGTAGGTGGTTATAAAATGACCACCCAAGAGCCTGAGCTTAGAGCTTGCCCATCTTGCGGTGTAAAAGTAATCTCCTGGAACACCCGCCCAATCCTAGATGCCATGCTTTGGGAAGATACAAGAGATGTGAAATTTGATGGTACTGTTGTTATGGGAAAAGGTTGGGATTACTTTGGATGGGAATCTTTACGTGAAGAAGCTCAGGGAAATGATGGAAGATATGCAGTTTGGCCGGAAGGAAAAAAGTGGAGTGCTTATGGCGGTTCATTGGGATTAATGTCGTATTGCTTATTTGATAGTGAGGAAGAAGCTAAAAAAGAAGTCGAATCCTGGAATAAGCACCCAACCCCAACCCCCGATCCGATGTTGGTAGAGGCTTTGGAAAAAGCGTATTCAGAGGGTTACGACGAAGGCTATTTTGACGCCACAATGAGTGATTATAATCTAAAAGGTGGACTTGAAGATTACTTAAAACAAGCACTCTCAGCCATCAAGCAGGACAAGACCAATGGATGATCTGAACGTGAGAGCAGCTAAGTGTTTGGGGTGGAGCTATCAACCATGTAAAGATGATTGTTATGAGGCTCATCACGGCGTTTTTTATGATAATAACAATAAGATGTACGCTAAAATAGATCTTAAATTCACCACATCATATGATTGGGCTATGCTGGGTGTGAAGGAAATTGCTAAAAAATCAGAAAGAAGAATACACTATAACAGCTTACTAAATGAACTATGGTGCGATTTTTATGATAACGATGACACAATCTATCCTACATTTTTTAGTTATATATTATCGCTAACCCCCGAACAAATCACCCAAGCCTGGGTAGAAGTTCTTGAACAGGATAAAACTAACGAAAGGAAAAAGAAATGAGTGAACCAGAAACAATGAAAATAAACAATGTGGAGTACATTCGCAAAGATTCAGTAGAAACTAAAAAAGCTGAATCTTTGGACGGGATGCCTTACATGATTGTTAGAACTTATTCAGCAGGAGTTTTTGCGGGATATCTAAAATCTCGTAATGGTCAAGAGGCTGAAGTTTTAAAAGCTCGGCGTATATGGAAATGGTCAGGAGCAGCTAGTCTTTCTCAACTCGCTATGGAAGGAACTAAAACTCCTAAAAATTGTAAATTTCCATGTGAAGTTGACAGAGTTATTTTGACTAATGTAGTCGAATTACTTGATGTTACAGAAAAAGCTAAGGATAGTATTGATGGAGTAAAGATATGGACAGCTTAAGCGCCGATGGCTCTGGCTATGGCTATGGCGATGGCTCTGGCTATGGCGATGGCTCTGGCTATGGCGATGGCTCTGGCTATGGCGATGGCTCTGGCTATGGCTATGGCTCTGGCTCTGGCTATGGCGATGGCTCTGGCTATGGCGATGGCTCTGGCTCTGGCTATGGCGATGGCTATGGCTATGGCTCTGGCTCTGGCTATGGCGATGGCTCTGGCTATGGCGATGGCTCTGGCTATGGCTATGGCTATTGAACAGGAGAAGCGGGATGAATAAATATTTAAATACGATTAAAAGCCATTTCAATATTAATACTGAAATCAGATTGAGCAAATATGGTAAAAGATATTTTTGGTATTGGTGTAAAGAACACCCAACGACAGGCGTTATTTGTGGATTTAGTAGAGATGGTAGATGCATTTATGTTCGTTTAGAAGGTAGAAAAAGTAAATCGTCATACTATAAAGGATTTTGGGAACAGGAGCCAGCATGACCCAGCCGAATGAGCCAAGTGATTGGAAGCCAACTGATACAGAATTATTTATAGCCATAGACGCTGTTGTAAAAGTTTTAAATGAAAACATTCTCACCGAAGAAGAGGAGCTTTTCACTCGTTTAATAACCGATTGCAAAAACCGACTTCAATCCGCTTTAGACAAAATAGATGAGCTTGAGAATAAATTATTTTTATCTGAAAGGAAACAATTAGATTTAATTCTTGAGCATACAAATACAGATGTTGGAAAACTTCAAGCCGAGGTAGCTAGGTTGCGTGAGGCTTTGGAAGAAATAGGTAACAGCGGAACTTCTTGCCGAGGCTCTAGTGGGAGATTTTGTCAAGATATTGCAAAACAAGCCCTAAAGGAACCCAATCATGAGTGATCTTGAGCGATACGCAATGGCCTACAATGTCGAAAACTTTAACTTTGAAGGCGTTGAACCTAGTGAACATGGTGATTTTGTTTTTTATAAAGATGCCCAAGCCAGAATAAATGAGCTTGAAACCGAATCAGAATGGCGCAGAGAAAAAATGATTGAATGGCGAGATACAGCTAATAAACTTCAAGCCGAACTGGCAGAGGCAAACGTATCAATAGATAAATATATCAACCAACGATGGAAGTAATGTATATAGGTTCCCCAGATTTAAATCACATGAAATGGCATCCAGAAATGCCAAATATAGAACATACTTGTGATAATATTTGTTCAGTTATAAAATGGTGGATAGACAATGCTACTGGATATGTGACTTATCTTGAACATAGTTGCGGAAAAGTTTTATGGCAGAAGACCAACAACGAAAAGGAATAACCAATGAACGAACCTGACCCTAAAAAAGAAACCCATAATCAAATGAAATTATGGAACGCCGTACAAAAAACAGATCCGAAATATACAAAAGATGTTGCATTTGGACGTAAATTCACAGCGATTAACGCTCAATATCAGATCATGGAAGCTACCAAAACATGGGGGCCCATGGGTCATAGATGGTGGATCGAAAGTGAGATCATTAAAGAATCGCCCAATGTCATAATCAAAGTTATTTTATATTATCCAACTCCTATCATTTTGAATGACGATTGTAAGATAAACGAACTTAAAAGGCCAAACATACCAGAATATTTTGGGAAAGTTCATCAATATGGCGGTTGTCGAAATGCTGACAAAGATGACGACGCATTTAAAAAAGCTTTAACAGATGGAACAACTAAATGCCTATCGCTTTTAGGCTTCAATGCGGATATATTCTTGGGTATGTGGGAAGACAATAAATACGTTGAAGACTTAAAACAAGAAAAAACCACAATGGCTCCTAGCGCAGATTTAGACAAAGCGAAGAAACAAGCCTACAGGATGTCTAAGAAGCTCCCTGATAAACGAAGAGTCTTCTGTGAGGAGATATTCGAAAAGATGCCAAAAACGCTTGACAACATTTTAGTGATGCCTCAGCTTTCCGAAGCGTTCACCCTTATAAATGATCTTCCACAAGATAGACAACAAAGATGTGAAGATTTTGTTACTTGCATCGACATAAAACTGCCAGGATTCGATTTAGAAGTTAAAAAAGCACTTTCTATGATCAAGGCAGTAATAGAGGATCTTAAAGATGTCGCATAAAATAATAATTACTTCAGATAATGAAGATGATATTAGAAATGAGATTAAAACAAATCCTATGCTTGATGAATGCAGGGATAGAGTCCTGAAAGCTCTAGATGAAGCAATGGGAAGTAAAGATCCAATCATATTCGTAGAAAAGGAGGATTAATGGCAGGTTATATAAAAGTTATTGTTATGGGTAGGTTGTGCCGCCCAACAGAGATACATCAAACAGAAAAAGGCACACATTTTTTAAATAATAACATCGCCTACGACACAGGCTGGGGTGATAATAAGAAAAGTAATTTCTTAAACGTCACTTTTTGGGGGCCGCAAGCAGAGTTTGTCAGTAAACATTTTAATAAAGGTGATGGGATCCTTATTGATGGCATTCTCAATCTTGAACAGTGGGAAAAAGATGGAGAGAAGAAAAGTCAACATAAATTGGTAGCTAATGAAGTCTCATTCCCTATCGGTAAAAGTAGTAAGAATATATCTAGTGATGAACCACCAGGCGAAAATCAACCTGCACCGGAATCAGTGGAAAATATTCCATTTTAAATCACCCCTGAGAGAATAACTTATCACGGCCTCGGAGAAATTCGGGGCTTTTTTTATTTAAAAAAATAACCCGGCGATTCTGTCTCAACTTTATGACGGAAATACTTATAGAAAAGTTGACGCATTACGTCAGTTTTGATAAAGTTATAGCTGTAGTACGAGTGAATTTCGCTTAAAGATTTCGCCCGACCTAACCCTGACGTTCTGGCCTTCGGCCTGCTCGTACTACACAGGGGAGGGAAGGGCGTTTTCGAAGAGAAAGTTAAAAAGACTTAGATGGCTCGATCAAGAAATATAAAACCAGGCTTTACTAAAAATTCTAAACTTGGAAAAATGAACCCACATCTAAGGTTACTTTTTATATGCCTTCCGATGTATGCGGATTGTGAAGGTAGATTAGAAGATGATCCAGAAAGAATCCATATAGAAATATTCCCTTATGAGCCTAAATTAAATATAAAAAAGATGCTTGATGATTTATCAAATGGTAAATTTATAACTAGATATGAAAACGATGAAGGAAAATTCATTTGGATAAATAAATTTCTTGAACATCAAAATCCACACAAGCATGAGAAGGAAAGAGGGTCTGATATCAAGCCTTTTGACGAAATAAACCACAAGCCAACTTTATTACGGGAGAGGCCGGAAAACCGACAGTCGAGTCCGGCTGATTCCCTTAACCTGAGTCCTGATTCCCTTAACCTGAGTCCGCGTGATCCTGTTGAGGATTGTATCGATGAGATAACCAGCTTCTACAAAGAAAATATTAATCCAGTTGAAATTCCATCAGGAAAAAGAAATCTAAGAAATCTGATTAAAAAACTCGGCAAGAAATCAACTAATGAATTATTTCAATATGTCAAAAATTATCATGACACAATAAAAACCGGCGATGGAAAATTTGTTATTAGGATGCGGAACTTTTTTGGCAGAGATGCCAGGTACGAGGATTATATGGAGCCATTGACAAAAACTAGGATCCGACATTTAGACGTAAAAGACATGCCAACGATAGTTAACAGTCGTGGAGAGACAGCTAAACAACAAGAAGCTAGGTGGAAAAAGGAATATAAACAACAAAATGACGGATAAATATAATGACAATCATGAAAAATTCCTGAGATTCTTAGCTGAAAGTGAAGTTGACGTATTTAAAGCAAGCAAATGGCTCGGTAAACTTGGATATAGTGTCAAAATGCCACCTACGACTAAAGCTGAAACTAGAGGAGATCATCAAAACCACTCAGACTTCGGTGATATATTCATAGAACAGCGAGTAGAAATTAAAAAACGCTCTTTTGACTTCACATGCGCTCAAGACTATCCATTCCAAGGAGATGTTATTGTCTGTGAAAAGAAATCTTATGACAGGGCAAAGCCAAAACCATATGTTTATTTGATATTTAACAAAAATATGAATCACGTCGCTGTGATAAGAAGTGACACTAGTGATAGATGGACTGTGAAAGAAGTACACGATTCAAGATACAATGAAAAACAGCAATGTTATTTCTGTCCATTGGATTTAATAAGGTTTTGCAAGGTTTAAAATGGCAAAAGTAGAAAATGAAACAAGTAAAGCAATTGTCAGGTATTTGACAATGTTAGGCTGGATGGCATGGCGCAACGGAAACCAAGGTGTTAAGGGAAGAGCAAATGTAACAAAAAAGGGCATTTCAGACATTATTGCTCTGAAGCCCGGAGAGCCTTCCTGGTGGATCGAGGTAAAGAACCCATGCAGAAGGGATGGTAGATCAGGAAAGCTCTCAGAAGCGCAGATTGGCTTCCAGAGAGACATTCTAGCAGCAGGACATGTTTATGTGCTGGCATATACCATTGATGACGTGATTGAAGCTTTAGAAAAAAGGTCTTGACGCTGTAACTTTGTTACAGTATGATGTGAGCGTAACTTAATCGGAAAGAAAGCCAGGATGACAAATAGATTTAACTTCAGAGCATGGGATGGAGAGCAAATGGTATTCTTCCATCTTTCAGTTGTCGGTTTAGTTTTTTCTAAATCAGAGCATTGTCTCCCTTTTTCTACTAGTAGTACTGTCATTATGCAATCTACTGGTCTAAGAGGTGAAGATGAAAAAGAGATATTCGAAGGCGATATAGTCACAGGATATGACGGAATGGCTGTGGTTGAATGGAACGGTTATCAAGAAGGGGGAGGGGGCCTTGAACCATCATTTAGAAATAATAACTGGGATGATTCTTATGAAAGGTGGAGCGCTAAATTAAGATGGCATTGGTTTAAAATCATTGGGAATATTTACGAACATCCTCACATATACAAATATGCTCACGTTATCGGAGGTAGATAATGCCATACCCTGACGATGACAGTTGCCCTGAATGCGGTTATGTAAATGGCTCAGGGATTGAATGTAATAACTGCCCGACAGAGTGCCCCGATTGCGGTGATATTTACGATGACGAAGATGATGACGAATGCCCGGCTTGTTATATCT